CCGGTCGAGCCGGAAGTCTGACCCCAGACGTCTGGGGGTCGGCACAGTATTGAGCCCCCCTGCCTGCGTCGGCCCCCAGACCCCGGACTGACCCTCGGAAGGAACCATGATCCGCTACCACGGCTGGCTGGACCCGCTGATGACCCCCAGCGCCGAGGTGAAGCCCGACCCACTCAACCCCTCCAACGGGGATGTGGACGAGATCATGAACTCCGTCGAAGTGAATGGTTGTTATAGGCCGATCTACGCCGCGAAAGAGACCGGGCACATCGTCGGAGGGCACCATCTGTACGAAGCGCTGCTCCGATTGGGCGCTCACGACATCCCAGTGGCCTGGATCGACGGCAACGACGAGCAGGCCCGCAGAATCCTCATCGGCGACAACCAGATCGCCCGTCTTGCCCGCATGGACGACACTCGACTCCTCCAGTTGCTCGACACTGTGAAGGACGGGGAGATGGGGTTCGCCGGAACCGGCTTCAACGAGTGGTCCTACGCCGACCTGGTCACCGCAACCACCCCATCCAACGTCGGGGGGTGGTTCCCGAGCGCACCGGAGGCTGAGAACATCCTCCGACGCCACGAGTGCCCCTCCTGCGGCCACACCTGGAGCGACTGATGGCGCACGCCGAGCCGAAACCCATGGATGAGGCTGAGTTGGCCACCGCCAACAGCGACCTCGCGCTCAAAGACAGCACCACCCGCATGGAAGCCGCCATCGCCATGCGGGTCCACGGTGCCAACTACTCCGAGATCGCCCGCATCTGCGGCTACACCAACGTCCACTACGCGCGGCAGGCCGTCGAGCGTGGACTGGCCTCCACCGTCGACACCGAGGGCAAGGAGATGCGCCGGACCCTGGAGTCCCGCCGCCTCGAACGCCTCATGCGCTCCGTGATGCGCCGCGCCACTGACGAGGGCGACGAACAGCATCTCGGCTACGTCCGCACCGCCCTGGCCCTCATCGACCGTCACGCCCGCCTGTGGGGGCTCGACGCCCCGCAGGAGATGGTGCTCTACAACCCCTCCGCCAGCGAGATCGACGCCTGGCTGGACTCGAAGCGGAAGATCCTCCAGCAGAACCTGCCGGAAGAGGCGGACATCCTGGAAGGGGAGGTCATTGAAACCAACCTCGGAGACGACGACTGACTGGTACGCCAACGTCCAGGAAGCCCTGGCGTCACGGCGGGAGAAGAAGACCAAGAGCGGGCCAGCCGTCCACCCCGGAGCGTTCCGGCACAAGATGAACCCGCTGGCCTTCAACACCTCCAACGAGTACATGGTGCTGCTCGACTCCGCCGCCCGCCTGCGCGACATCAACCGCGCCTCCTACGTCCGCCGCGCCCTCTCCCTGCTCGTCGCCCACGACCTCGGGATGCCCATCCATCAGGTGTTGTGGGAGACGCCCTGCATCGGCAGGTGGGGAAAGGTCCAGAACCGCCCAGGCGAACGCGACGCAGGGGAAGGCATCGAGAACTGGTGCCCTCACCCTGACTGCGACGGGGATCACCTGCGGCTACGCTGAGCCTGGAGGTTGGGCGCAGATGCTCAGCCCGACCCTAGCCAGGAGAAGAAGATGGCCACGACGCCCACCGTCATCGCACGACCGCAACTCAACCCCATCCGGTTCGGCCTCTTCTCCGTGGCCGACGTCCGGGACGTCAACGACCGTGGCTGGGGCTACGGCGGCATCACCACCGACAACCTCGTCGGCTGCGGACCTGGCGGCACCGCCATCCAGCCCTGCGAGGTGGCCGTCGAGCGCACCGTGTTCACGGAGCCGGAGTTCCCGTCGGGTGCGCCGTGGACCGCCTACTCGCAGGTCACCTGCGCCGGACCCCCGTTCTTCAACGAGGCCAAGAACGCCGCCGTCGAGGCGCTCACCCTGAACGAGGAGCGCCAGGTGGAGAAGGCCCTGATGACCGAACTTCTCGCCGACGCCACCGACATGACTCCCGGAGGTGCCGCGCTCCCTGCGCTCCAGGGCATCGCGCTCCTGGAAGGGCTGTGGGGGCAGTACGGCGGCGCGTTCGAGCCGACGTTCCACATGGACCGCGCCGTCGCCCTCCAAGGCTGGGGTGCGCTCGACCGTCACGGCAACCACCTGGAGACCGAACTCGGATCGCAGGTCGCAGCCGGAGCCGGATACTTCGACCCTGCCTACATCGAGGCGGACCAGACGTCGTGGATCGTGGCTACCGGCCCGGTCGTCGTCCACCGTGGGACCGCCGTCGCTCAGGACCCCCTCTTCGTGGATGGCGGCTCCGGCGTCACCGACAACACCTGGATCGCCTGGGCCAGCCGCACCTTCGCGTGGCTCTACCTGTGCGGTGCCATCAAGGTGCAGGTCAACTCCCTCACCGGGGCCGGGTCGCTCTGATGCGGTACACAGCGACAGCCGCCCAGGCGGCAGCGAACAACGTCATCCTGGCCAAGGGGCAGTTCGGCTACACCGCCGACGACGACGTCCTGAAGGTCGGTGATGGGGTTCGTCACTGGAACGACCTGGAAGCCATCGGTGGTGGCGGGGGTACCGCCTACACCGACGAGATGGCGCAGGACGCTGTCGGTGGGATGTTCACCGGCAACACCGAGACCCGCATCGCGATCACCTACAACGACGCCACGGCCAAGATCGACGCCGTCGTCTCGGCCTTCCCGGTGAACTTCCAGTTCGCCTTCGACGGAACGCTCACCACAGGGGCAGGCACCCGGCGCATCTACAACGCGACCGGGCGCACCATCACCATCAAGCAGGTCACGGCGCACGTCGTCACCGCCCCCACCGGAGCGGCAGTCCTGCTCGACGTCAACATCGGGGGGACCACTGTCTTCACTACGCAGGGCAACCGCCCCTCCATCGCCATCTCCGGCAACACCTCGACGGCAGGGAACTCCGATGCCGCCGCGTCCAGCCTGGCTAGCGGCGGTTACCTCACGGTGGACGTCGACCAGATCGGGTCAACGGTGGCGGGGGCCGACCTGACCGGGGTCATCTACGGGGAGATCTGATGGGGCAGGTCAGTTTCAAGCCACCCCAGATACGGGCGGTGTCGACGGCGTTCGACCCGGCCAGCCTGACCGGAACCCTGTTCTGGGGCCAGAGCAAGAATCTCACCGCTGGGTCGATCACCTCCTGGCCCAACGTGGCCACTACGGGCGTCACTGCCACCTCTACCGGCACGGTCGCCACCGCTGCCCTCACCCCGTCCTCGGGGAAGGCTGTACGCTGCACAGCCGCCGCCATCGCGTTCAACCACATCGGCGGGATCTACGCCACCAGTCAGTTCAATGGGACCTACTTCGTCGGGAACCTCATCGACGGCGACTCCGCAACGTCATGGGCGTCCTCTGCCTACGCATCCCAGACCGTCATCCAGGAACTCACCGTCGCAGCAGCAGCGACCGCCTACACGATGGCAGCGGAAGGATCAGCCGTCACGCGCGCCCCATCGACGTGGACCTTCGCCGGTTCCAACGACGCATCCTCCTGGACCACACTCGACACCCGTTCCGGGGTCACCTTCACCGGCACTACCGCGCAGCAGTTCACGTTCACCAACACCACCGCCTACAAGTTCTACCGGCTCGCACCGACTGTCACGCCTGTCGGCAGCGGGGAGATCTGGCTGTCACGCTTCACCGTAGACGGCGTCTCGCTCCTCGGTGCGGCCAAAGAGATCTGGCGCATCCTGAAGTCCAACGACACCAGCGGCACCGCAGCCCTCCTCGGCTCCTCCGGGTCCAGTTCGCACTACACGTTCAGCGGCACAGTCTATGACGACGCCTTTGCTCTCAGCCGACAGTCCTTCACCCCATCGGTGGCGGTCACCTCCTGGCGCATCTACCGCGTCTACAACAACGCTGGGACCTGGAAGGCCGACCTGGACAACACCAACCAGTCCACGGCCACCAGCAAGCCACTGACGATGGACCCCAACCCCAAACTGATCGTGTCCTGGACCGGCGACATCGCGGAGGTGCTCGTCCGCGACCGCATCTCTGACTCGACCGAGACCGCCAACCTCATCGCCTACTTCAACGCCGAGCACGGCCTGACTGTCACATAAGTCTTGACGGCAGTGTCACACTGTTGACATGCCGAAGTCCCGAGGCTTCACCGTCTGCGAGTGCTGCAAGGCCACCGTGCCGACCGGCACCCGCTACGACGTGCACCTCGGACGACCCTGGCTACCCCAACACCTGAAGGACTACAAGGCCCAGAGGCTGGCCCTGAAGTCCTAGACCTGCGGCGGGTTCGGGTCCGCAGGCTCCGGCACGGGAGTCGGCGGCAGCGGCGTCGGGATGACGGACGTATCCACGAACCGGCGCATCACGTAGGAGGCGGCGGTCTGGAGGACCGTCTTTGCCAGGGTGATGCCGATGACGATCCAGGCATCCTTCGACGACAGGTCCGCACCGGGGAGCCAGACGAGCAGCGCGGCGGCGATGGCCACCACCACGTCGATGGCCAGGCCCTGTACGAATGAGCGCAGCGCCCGGTTGCGGGCGTCGACATTGAGAGCGGCTGTATTCATGTCACACATCTTAGGGGCGGTTGTGGCCAACGTCCCGGACCCGGTCCTCAACATCGCCCTTCTGGTCGGTGCGGCCCCACACCACAGCCCAGCGGGTAAGACGTAGAACGGCGAGCGCCGTCAGGACGCCGTACGAGACGATCCGGGACGCGGTGAAGGTCCAGGGGGTGCCGGGGGTGAACCCTACAGTGAGCACGTTGAAGATCGCCAGGCTCATCGAGGCAACGATGGCGACGGGGAAGCCCACCATGTCGAGGATGTCGAACCAGGTGATGCCAGTCATCAGTCCGCGTCGCTGCGCCCGGATCGCGAACGGGGTCCAGGTCACCAGGAAGATCAGCGCGGCCAGAAGGCCGACGACGATGATGATGACGATGGTGACCTCGTACATGAGCCCCTGCCTGAACTGCGTCGTGGGTCAGAGACCGGTCCTGGCGACGCGCTGCCGCATCACCATCAGTTCCGTCGCAGCCCGATCTATACGTGCAGAGTTTACGGTGACGTGGGCAGTCACGTCATCTACTCGCGCTTCAAGAGTGTGTATGCGCTCCTCTAGGCGACGGCGTTGCAGCCGCGATTCGCGGAGTCGCCTGCGCAGGGACACCACGGCTACCGCCTCACTTCCCACGCTGAAAGTCATGCAACTCCTGTCTCACGGCGTTGATGGCTTCAGTTACGTTCCCGCTGGTATGTGTGAACCCTTCAAGTGAGGTGGTCGTCTTCTCGATCAGCGGTATCAGCGTCTCGGTGATGAGGAGGTTGAGCCTCCGGTTCTCTTCCACGAGTTGCTTTGCTGTCGGGCCAGGAACGATCCATCCCGTTATGAACCCCAGGACCACGATACCCAGGGTTCCGTACTGGAGGATGATTGAGAGGGGATCACCTGAAATAGTTGGGGTGTCGGCAGCGGGGGCTGCCGACATGGTGAGTAGAGCCAGCAGAAGGCTGGCTGATACCCCTAGCCTCATGGACACCCTGATCGCATCCTTTCCCCTGCGGTTGCACCTAGTTTGTCCAGGATGAGGCATGTTCGGTCAAGATTCCGTGCTCTGAGGGTCTCGCGTTCCTCTCGATCGGCAGCCAACTCAGCCCGCACCCCGAGCACTTGAACGAGCAGGATGGTGCACGACAGCAGCAGGGCGACCATCGCGGCGATGATGAGGCGCACCCCCCAGGAGTTCAAACTCGTCGTTGGGTCAGCGAACCAGCGGACTGCTCGTCTCACGTCCATCAACTCATCGTAGGGACCATTACGCTGTCACACATGGCAGACGACACCTGGAGGCGTTGGACGCCTGACGCGCAGGCCAGGGCGCTCGTAGCGCTGCGCGAACTGGACCAGGACAACTGGGCACCCTTCTACTGCAAACGGGAGGGGTGCGACGGTGACCCGCACGACGACTGGACCTGGCAGCACGCCAGAGCCGACCAGCACCCACCGCCCGGTGAGGCGTGGCGGACCTGGCTGCTGCGTGGCGGACGAGGTTCCGGGAAGACCAGGACCGGTACCGAGTGGATCAACCGCCGTGTCGAGGTGTCACCACTGGTCGCACTCATCGCGCCCACCGGCCCCGCTGCCCGTGACGTGATGGTGGAGGGGGAGTCCGGCATCCTGCGGAAGTCCAAGCCGGGGAAGCGTCCCACCTGGGAGCCGTCGAAGCGGAAGTTGACCTGGCCCAACGGGTCCATCGGCTACACCTACTCGGCCGAGGAGCCTGACCGTCTTCGTGGACCACAGCACTACGATGCCTGGCTCGACGAGCCCGCCCACATGCCGCTCATCGACGACGTGTGGTCCAACCTCAGCCTGGGTCTGCGACTGAAGCGCGAGCGATACCGCCCGAAGATCCTCTGCACGACCACTCCACTACCCGTGCCGTGGCTGAAGAAACTGGTGCTCCGCCCCACCACCGTCTCCACCGTCGTCTCCACCTACGCCAACATCAAGAACCTGGACTCTGAGTTCGCGTCCACCGTGCTGGAGGAGTACGAGGGCACGCGGCGTGGCCGACAGGAGATCCACGGCGAGATCCTTCAGGACGTCGAGGGCGCGCTGTGGGACAACGACATGATCGAGACTGCCCGCGTCCGCGAGGTTTCAACCGTTGAAATGGACCGCATCCTGGTGGCCATCGACCCCGCTGGCACCGCCACCTCACGCTCCGATGAGACCGGCATCATCGTCGTCGGGTCCATGGGTTCGGAGTTCTACATCCTGGAGGACGGCTCCGGGAAGTACAGCCCGAACGGGTGGGCTGCGCGGTCGCTGGGCCTGGTGGACAAGTGGTCCGCCGACTACATCGTGGCCGAGAAGAACTACGGCGGCGACATGGTCCGCTCCGTGCTGGAGTCGGAGATGAAGGAGCGGGCCGAGACCGTCCGCGTGGAGACCGTCACGTCGCGGCGCGGCAAGGCCATCCGGGCGGACCCCATCGTGGCCCTGTACGAGAAGCAGCGCGTCCACCACGTCGGTGTCCTGGAGACACTGGAGGACCAACTCACCTCCTGGGTGCCAGGGAAGCCGTCACCCGACCGGCTCGACGCGCTGGTCCACGGAGTCACCGGCCTGGCGAAGTCCGTCCAGCCTGCCACCATTAGTTCGCCCAGCCAGTTCATGGAGAGGTACGGAAGGACCGCATGAACGAGTTCACTGCCCTGCTCGCCAGCATCCCCTGGTGGGTGGCCGTCCCCGTCGGCATCATGTCCGCCGCGCGTCTCACGAGACTCTGGACGACGGACGACTTCCCTCCGGTGGAGTGGATGCGGGACCGCTGGGTCATCGTCACGCAGGGCGGGAAGTGGTCGAAACTCGCCGAGTGCTTGTGGTGCGCCGCACCGTGGATCACTCTTGTCGTGGGAGCCTGGGCCGTAGTATCGGGTTTGCACTGGACATGGTGGGTTCTCAACGGCTGGATGGCGACGTCTTACATCGTCTCCTGGTTGGTACTCCATGATGAAGACGGCTTTGGCGTTAGCCAGCAATAGGGAGGGTTAGATGCCGCGTCCTCGGACGACTCCGGTAGAGACACCGAGGGCGAACTCACTGGTCGCCGCCGCCACGCAGATGCTGCCCCCAGGGCGGCAGGCCAGCAACCGCTCCACCTACCAGTCCTGGCAGGACCAGGCGTGGCACTACTTCGACGTCGTCGGCGAACTCCAGTACGCCGCCAACTGGTTCGGTGCCGCGCTCTCCCGTACCCGGCTCTACATGGCGAAGCGTGAGGGGCGGAACCTCACCACTGAGGAGTCCGGTCCCGCCGTCGACCTGCTGGCCGAGTTCTTCGACGGACCTGAAGGCCAGTCCGAGGCGATGAAAGCCATCGGCGTCCACCTCTTCGTGGTGGGGGAGTGTTACGTCGTCGGACGGAAGCCCCGCAAGGACCGCCAGGAGGAGTTCAAGTATCGCTGGGAGGTCGTCGGCATCCAGGAGATGCGGCACCTCGGCGCACGGTGGGTCATCGAGTACGACGACGGCAAGCCCAACGTCACCCTCACCGACGACGAAGACATCCTGCGCATCCACACCCCCCACCCGAAGAAGCGCTACCTGGCCAACTCCCCAGTCCTGTCGTGCTTCGCGCCCCTCTCGGAGATCGAAGGCGGCAACGCCCACATCGCCTCCCAGTTGATCTCGCGCCTCCTGGGCTCCGGCATCCTGCTCCTCCCGCAAGGGCTGACCTTTCCCACGCCGGAGGGCTACACCCTGCCGGAAGGCGCGTCCGAGTCGGACAAGGTCATGCAGATCCTGTACGACGCGATGACCGTGGCCATCGCCAACCCCGGCACCGCTGCGGCGCAGGCCCCCATCGTGATGATGGTTCCGGACCAGTTCGTCGACAAGGCCAACCTCCTGAAGTTCTGGTCCGAACTGGACGAGAAGGTCATCGAGATCCGCAACGACGCCATCGCCCGACTGGGCCGTGGCCTCAACCTCCCCATGGAGGTCATCACCGGGGCGGAGGGGATGAACCACTGGGGAATGTGGCAGATCGACGAGTCGTCCATCAAGGCTCACATCGAGCCGGTCGCGGAGACCATCGTCAACGCCATCAGCATCGGCTACATCCGGCCCGTCACCAAGGACCAGAACGACGTCGTCCGGTACGACACGTCCGAGATGCGGATGCGGCCCAACCGCTCCAAGGAAGCCATCGAACTGTTCGACCGTGGCGAGTTGAAGTCGGAGACCCTCCTCCGGGAGACCGGCTTCTCGCCGGAGGACGCCCCCGACGACGAGGAGCGGAAGCGCTGGCTCACCATCAAGGTGGCCTCCGGCTCCGCCACCCCGGAGCAGGTGGCGGCGGCGCTGGCCATGCTCGGCGTCGACCTGCCTGTCGCCGTCGCGCCGGACGACACCACCCCACGGGAGTCCCGCCCGGACCCGTCGCTCCAGGACCACCCGGTACGGGAACTGCCGCCCATCCCTGACGCTGCGGCTCTGGACGTTGGGCTCGCGGCTTCCTGCGACGCCATGGTGTTCCGGGCGCTAGAGCGGGCAGGCAACCGCATCCGGTCGCGGAAGAACTTCCGTCCAGTCGGGGTGGACGCAGCCGACATCTACCTGCACACCACCACCAAGCCTGACGACCTGGATGCCATCCTGGACGACGCCTGGTCCTGTGCGCCACGGCTGCTGCGGGGCCTGCCCTTCGAGCAGAAGGAAGCCGTCCAGGGGGCGCTGGACGAGTATGCCCGTCACCTGCTCACCGCCCAGGTGGAGCACGACCCAGCGCTCATGATCCGCTACCTCACCCACTCCGTCGTCCGGAACCCGGTCGTCTAGTGGAGTACGTCGCCGACGTCGAGGCGTACGCCAGCCGCCTCCGCCCTGCACTGGAGGAGGCGATGGCTGCGCTGCTCGGGTCGGTGAAGTCCGCCATCAGGCGACGTGGCGAGAAGGGCTGGTCGGACGCGCTCACTGCCCGTGCGGTGCGAATGCTCGCTGCGCGCTACCGGCAGGAGTCCGGCAACCGAGGTGGCCCCGGCCTGCGCGCCGAGACCACCGCGTTCCGGAAGCAGTTGGCCGACACGCTGAAGAAGGTCACCAAGGAGTCGGACGCTGACGCCGTCGCGGGCTCCATCGCCGCCGCGCTCATCTCCGCTGGCACCCTCGCTGCGGCCATCGACTCCGGCGACGGTGAGGTCACCAAGGTCTGGGTCGACATGGACGACGACCGGGTACGCACCACCCACCGGGAGC